TTTATCAGAGTGGCATTTATCAAAGAAACACCACGGAGCAACCGAGATTGCTGAAGATTGTAGATCAGCAATTAGTCAGCTATGGATTCAATTTTATAAACTATCGGAAACTTATAAACAACAGGAAACTGACCATGAAACGTTTTTACATGAAAATGTTACTAACTTGTTGGGCGAACTTAGAAAGCATGACGAGTTTCTGGCCAATGTATCAAATGATTTAGGGAAAGAACGCCCCCACTGGTTATTATTTAATTATTTGAATAGAGCGGTTAGGAGTTTTACTGATCCAGAAAAATTAGTGACAGATAATACTGGTAATATTTGGGATTATCTACGTAGCCTAATTATCAAGGATTTAGGAGAAAGAGGGCTATTAAAATGACACTAGACCTAGACAACATGACACAAGCAGAATTTGATAAAGTAATTGCTGAAATCAAGGAGAGAAATCCAAATCTCTTTCAATTTATCACTGATTTTTTAGATAGAAAGGTAACATCCGAAGAGGTGGAAGAGTTTTTGAAGATGGAGCGAACTGATCAAGTGGACTATATCAAGAATTACAAAGCGAGGGCATAACATGAATGAACTAGATTTGACCAATACACAATCGGTAATCTTTATGGTGGTGCTGATTGGCTTACTGCTTTATTTAAACCATCGAGACCGCAAAAAGAGCGCCCAATTTGAGCGAGAAAACCAACAGACGATAGAAACACCTAGCGAGGATTTAAACCCTGATTATGGGCGATATATCCAGCTTGCAGGTAAGATTCATAATTAGAAAGGAGTGTAATATGCAATTATTTTCAAGAGAAACAGAACTTGAGTTTCTGGGAAAGATTGATGATCATTTACGTAAAAGGATGGAACTGGAAAAGCAACGTGATGATAATTGGGACTTGATTTCTAGATCTGAGGTGTTAGAGAAGTTAGGGATCAGTGGAACCACGTTAAATAACTGGCAGGAGCATGGTCTGAAATCGTTCCAGTCGCCTTTTGAAAACAGTAAGAAAATCTATTACCGTAAGAGTGATATTTACAATTTTCTTGCAGTAGATTAGGAGGTGCAATGAGAATAATAGAGTTGACTATATCCGTTGAGAAAATGCCCCTATTTGGCTTTCTCAAGTCAAATCCTACTCAAGTATGGAAGAATGGCAATCACTACAAATTTATCTACTTTGAGCCAATAAGCGAGGGCTTGACGGCTTTTCACTACAAAGGTTTGTATGTGGCAGTTAAAGACGAAAGTGAGGAAGTAGAGGGTTGGGAACTGACCAGAGATTTAGAAATAGGTTTGGCCAGCCCTGACTTGCTGACGATCCTGAAAGATTTAGAGGTAAACAAATTGACCGAGCAACGGCAGGGGCTTGGAGTGGAGTTAAAAGGTTGGATTTTCGACCTGATTTGTAATGGCATTTATACCAGATATGAGACTTCACTCTTTGTCCGACTGCTATTTGTAAATGGCTACAGTTTTAGTCAGCTGGTGGACTTGTTTTCTGCAATCGTTAAACGCAAAGACCTAGCGAGCTATTTTCTAGAAGTAGCGACAAAATTCTATAAGGAGGTGGCTTTTGAATAATGACATTGTAAATAAAATCATTGAAGAAGATAAGCAACAACAAATTAAGCCGATAGGAGAGCCAGAAAGCTATCTGACATCGTTTAAAGGGATACAAAGGTTTTTGACCAATGAGTGTCAAAATTTAGGGAAAAGCAGGCCGTCCAAGCCTTTGGGTGTTGCTGATTTTCTGAGGAAGTATATCCGATTCGTTAGAATCAGACCAGAGGCGCAGGGGCAAAAAGCGCCCTTGTATTTCTACCATCCAGATAAAGGGGTGTGGGTTGAAGATAATGAACTATTACAGGATTTAATCGCAACCGTTCGCCCTGATACGACTGAAAAACAGGCATTTGATACTCTTTACAAAATCTCAAGGCATAGCCCTTTAAAATCCATTCAAAATGAATATACGGTGATTGGAAATCAGCTTTATAACTCAAAAAAAGAGATATTTGAACCCTTAAATCCCACTGTAATCGTAACTCGAAAAATACGTACGAGGTATTCCCCTGAAGCCTACGAGCCTACTATAAACGGCTGGAAGCCTACAAAATGGCTTGCTGAATTGTTTGATAATGACCAAGAGCTATATGATCTAGCCATTCAGATTATTAAAGCAAGTATCACAGGAAAAACCTTAAAAAACATCTTTTGGCTTTATGGAGAGGGTGGGACTGGTAAAGGAACTTTTCAGCAACTACTTATTAACTTGGTAGGCATGGAAAATGTTGCAAGTCTCAAGATAACTGAGTTTGATAAAAGCCGTTTTTCTACCTCCATTTTGTTAGGAAAGACCCTAGTCATCGGAGACGACGTGCAAAAGGACGCAGTTATCAAAGATACTTCAAATATGTTTAGTCTTGCTACTGGAGACATCATGACCATAGAGGACAAAGGGAAACGCCCTTATAGTCTACGATTGAATATGACCATAGTCCAGTCCTCCAACGGCCTACCAAGAATGAATGGAGACAGAGGGGCGATTGATAGGCGATTTAAAATTTTATCGTTTACCAAAGTCTTTAAAGGTAAGCCAAACAAGGCAATCAAAGAGGACTACATCAATAGGAAGGAGGTATTGGAGTATTTCACAAGATTAGCCCTTGAAACGCCTACAAGGGACATTACACCTCAAAAATCAAAGGAGGTATTGCAAGAATACCATGAAGATAACAACCCGATTATCGCTTTTGTGGCCTCATTCTTTTCCGACAACCTAGCAAGTGAATTTTTGCCGAATAGCTTTGTTTTCCATAATTGGAAAGGATTTACAGAATATTATGGAGTGAAATTGCACAAGACCGAGACAGGGTTACATAAAGAGATTAAAAGTAATCTACCTGAATGGATAACCGCTGGAAAGAAAGTGATAGCGTCTGGAAGACAATTTCATTCTGGTTTTTTCCCTAAAGATGATTTAGCACCTTATGCCAATTTGAACTATGTTAATGGCAGAGAAAGACCTGAGAAAAGGTTAAAACCTAAAACTGAACGTGGCTACTTTAACAAGAAAGCAAGGAAATGATCGAATAGAAGAACACTTGGTACGCTTGGCAAATGAAGTGTTCCTGTCGTAACCCTTAGAGCGCCAAGGGTTTTGAACACTTGTACACTTGGTACGGTAAGTTTTTTTCTTTTAACATTTTATAAGATTTAACGTTAAATCTATACACGATTTAATTTTATATGTACTAAGTGTACTAAGTGTACAAAATAAGGCTAAAACCCTTGATATGACTGACTCCAATTTTTGAACACTTGCAAAATCAAGCGTAAAAAGAAAACAGTAAGCGTACAAACTATGAAGAATTGAAAAAATGGGGTAGATAGTACCGACCCCCTTGCAATGGTGTAACTACTAGTGACACCCTTAAAACAGAAAGAGGAAAAACAACATGACATTAAAAGCATTTTCAGAAACAGCACCAAAACATACATTTACTTATGAGTTTGGAGACCTAGAAGACGCACAAATAGCAGGACTAGCGTTATTTGGATTTATGAGAGGTACTTATCTAGTGCCAGCTATTAAACTAAGATATAAGGAAAACGGAACGCTTATCGCTGAGTATTTGGAGGATAACAGCCTAGATATCAACTTTAAGCGCATTTGTGAGGTTTTCAAGAATAGCGAAAATCCAATAGATGAAGAAGTTGAGGAATAAAGTAGAGAGGATGTAAGCAGATGAACTACAATAGAGACCCCGTGACTGGATCTAGCACTCTAAAACTTAATAAAACAACAGAAAAGGAAAGAATAAGATGGCAGACACACAAAACACAAACAACATTGAACAAGCGCAAAAGCGCCAAGAATTAGCCCAAAAAATGGATAAAGCACTGGATAAAATCACTAAGGAAGTGAACGCATTGATCACACAAAACGAAAATGCGATTGCTGAGGCTGAACGAGAAAAAACACAGTTGCTCCAAGACCAAGTGGCCGCCCAACGTGAACACGATGAGGCGGTTGATGAAGTAGATAAAGACAAGCTACGCAATGCCAAGGATAACTTATGGATTGCTGAAAGTAAATTAAAAAAGAATGCTAAAAAGCTGGAAGACTTGCACAATGAAGCACTGATGAACCTTGAAGATTTTAAGGCAAAAATCGATGAACTAGATTCAACGGTTGACAAAAAACATAAGGCACTTTATGATAAAGCCGTGGATTTGATGAAAGAGATTGATCAGATTGATAATGAAATTATCGCTGATTCAGATAAACTCCGAACTCTTTACCATGCTATGGCTTACAAAGTGGGGAAAGGTAAGAGAGAATTTACTTTCAGCACAGGGGGATCTATTATTTCGCCAGCCGATGGAAGGGTTAGATACGAACCAGTCTATCCAGTTGAACCATTCTTAAGAGAAGTTTATGTGCGAGCCTTCGGAAATACTTACAACGATGTGAAAGGGCATTTTTAAAAGATGAAGAGACAAATTAGACACAAAATTGAACCAGTACCAACGATTGTAGAACTCTTCAAACTAATGGAAGAACACCAGCAAGCACATCCAGAGTACGAGCGTTATAATTTTAAATACATTGAAGATGGGGACGCTATCGGTGCAATCATTGACTACAACGTAGAAGAATCAGTATTAAAAGCTGAGCAAGAGCAAGATAACGCTTAAGACAAGGGGGAGTTTTCCCCTTTTTGTCGCTTAAGGAGGTGAACTAATGTGACAGATAAGTTAACGCAGAGACAAGAAAAATTTGTCCAAGGACTAGTGGCTGGACTATCTCAAAGAAAAGCATATAAAGAGGCTTATAACGCCCAAAAGATGGCTGATAGTACGATAGATTCAAGGGCTAGTAAGTTGCTGAAAGAGTATAAGGTTAATACAAGGTACAGAGAGTTATTAAAAGAGTTTTCAAACCGTGCTTTGTGGTCAAGAGAACAGGCTTTTAATGAGTATGAATGGCTAAAAAATAAAGCTAAATCTGAAATTATCGAAAGTGGATTGAGATCTAGTAATTTTAATGCCTTTCTTTCTGCTTTGCATGGGATGAATAATAGCGCTTTTCGTGATTTGGAGTTGCTGGATGAGAAGTTGCGAGCAGAAATCAGTGTGATTAAGAGTAACATCCATCAAGAAACTCCAGTTAAGGATGATAAATTTATAGAGGCCATGAGCGCAATGGTTGAATCCATCTGGGAAGATGAGATTCAAAAGGAAAAGCCTTAGAATACAAAAAAAGCCAAGGCGCTCCGCCTCAGCTATAATCTCAATAATATTATTATATCACAAGGGAGCGAACTAATGGAGCTGGATAACTTCAAAACGATGATGAACGTCAGAGAGCGGATGACTTACTTTCTACGTTTCCAGAGGATGGCCGGGAGTGAAAACAAAGTTAGGATAGATGAAGAGGCTTGGAAACTTATCTTACCTGATCAGTGGAAATTGAGCGGTGAACATGAAAAGGCAATCCGTGAGGGGTTGGAGATATTCTCCCACGATATCAACAGCATAGAGAACAAACGAGCCAGAAAATACTTTATTATCCATTATTGCTATATGAGAAAGAAAACAATGAGTGAATGCGTAGAGATGGCAGGTACTAGCTCCACTAGCTACCACCGATACA